ACTAACTGGCAAGACATTTCAAAAGGACTATACTAACACAATAACCGAGAAGGAAATAAGTAAGTATAGTACTCAGCTTTGCGATAGCTTTAAGTTTATATCCGCAGAGCATAATATAGAGCCTGAAGCGTTTTGGAACTACGCTAAAGAGAATAAGTGTACCTCCGCAGTTATAGACTCCTGGAACTATTTAGCTCACAAAGGAGAGCCAACAAACGCGGACTATTTACGTAAGATACTTTCTTTACGTAACCGCTTTATGGACATAAATAAGATGCACTCGTTTATAATTATTCACCCTAAAAACCCTGACCCAAAGCAAGTTAAAGACGGCTCAGTAAAAAAACCAAGTGTATACGATTTAATGGGAGGCTCTGAGTGGAATAACAACGGTAGAAATATAGTGGTAGTTCATAAAGATAGTAAAGAGAACCACCACCCGTATAAAATAACGGTAGATAAAGTTAAGCCTAAATACTATGGAGAGCTTGGAGAGTGCGTTTTGCATATTGACTGGGCGAGCCAAAGGTTTTACGAGTTTGACCATATACATAATACCAAAAAATATGCCTATGCTACTGAGGAAATAGTAGTAGACCCTATTAAAGATATATTCGCAGTAAGTAACGACCAACCTTTTTAAAAATGACAGACCAAGAAGCTAAAGAGATTTTAAACAAACCAGCTATTTGCAAAGAGGCAGAGCGTTCGGTAAGAGATATGAAGATTAAGCTCGCTAAATACTCAGGCGAAAAGACAGAGCAAACTAAACACTTGCAGAACTTAGATAATTTAATTAACTTAGCCTATAAGCAAGCCGTAGACATAGACGCTTACGAGGAGTTATTAGCTACTTATCTATTTAAGATGGGAGAGCAGCAATCCAAAATAAGGGAGTTATGCGAACTAAATGCAATGGCAAATAAAATAGTAGAGCTTTAATTATAAACTAATTGTTAACAATGAATCACTTTTATACTTCAGACGATGAGCGAGTAGCAAAGAGCGTTATAGATGCTCGAGTAAGAGTAGCTAAGTCAAACGCACTAAGCGAACAATTTTATGAATTTGGATATAACTTTTGTACCGATTGCTTAAGCTCTGCTGGTCGTTTAGATTGCTCGCATACGATAAGCGTAGACGAAGCACAAAAGACTCGTAGAACAGAATTAGCCTGGGACGTAGATAATATAAAAGTAAGGTGCAGAGATTGTCATATTAAGCACGATAGTAAAAGTAGAATTAAATGAAAATAAGAAATAGTATGAAGGGGTTAATTCAAGTAACAGCCACTAAGGGAGGGCGTACAATAACAAGCGAGGTCTTTGGAGATATGGGAGATAAAGAGACTTTATTCGGTCAGCTAATGAACCGTCACAAAATAGTACACAACGAACGCCACTTATGGAAGTTGAGTAGCGTAGTAATTAACGAAGAGGTAAACTTATGACAAAAAAAGAACAGATAGCCCACTTTGGTTATATAACTGGGGAAATGGAAAAAGTATTGTTTAGCAAAGGAGATGATTACGCTAACACCGATAGACTCAGTAACTTTAAATTAGCTGGAGCTATTACGGGAGGCAACGCAAGTACTAACTGTTTGAACCTAATCGCTACCAAAGTAGCAAGGCTTGGAGTATTGCTAAACTCAGATAAAAAACCTAACAACGAGAGTATAGAGGATAGCGTTTTGGATTTAGCGAATTATTCAGTACTTTTGTCAATGATAATAAACGAAAATAAATAATAACAAAATGGAAAAAACAGAAAAAGTATTCGCAGAGGGTTTTATGTTTAAAATGAAACCAAACTCTCCTGAGTGGGTAGTAGGTCAATTAAGCCTAAAAGCGGACGAGGCAATAGCCTTTATTCAAAAGAACACAGACAAAGGATGGGTAAACCTAAATGTAAACATAGGTAAGAGCGGAAAGCCTTATGTAGAGCTTGACACTTGGAAGCCAACTCAAGCGGCGGTAACTTCAGACCCAGAATTTAAATCCGAAGGGCTACCCTTTTGAAATTAGAAGACATATATTTTGATAAAAGCATAAGACAATACGCTCTTAAGCTCGCGAACAACCAGCAAGAAGCCGAGGAGTTAGTCTCCTTGGCTTTTGATATTTGTAGCCATAAGCCCCCAAAAGAAAATATGAAGGGGTATTTTGCAATAGTTATGCGTAACCAATGGCTAAAGAAATGCAATAAAACAGACCCGTACTGGGCAATAGAAGAAAGCGAGAGCGAGGATATAGAAGACGTACTCGCAAAGATGAGCCACTACAACGCTAATCTAATTAGAGCAGTATATAATGGAGATACTCTAATCAAAATACACAACGAAACATCTATAAGCTACCGAAGCATAAAAAGCGACTACAAAAAAGCCAAAAAAGAATTTAAGATAATGTACGAGAACAAAACTAAAATAGCTATAGTTATGACTGCCGTTAGCGGAGTAAGCTATCACCGCTTAATGATGCCTCTGGTTAGATTGAGCCAGGACTACGGAATAGAAGTAACTTGTTTAGTTAATAACGCTGACGACTTTTTAGAGAAGTTAGACGGAGTAACCCACGTTATTTTTAATCGTAATATCTCCGAGCTTATGAAGCCTGAAGAGACTATCTTAATTTTAAAGGCAAGAGGTATAAAAGTAATTTGCGATATAGATGATTACTGGGTGCTACCTAAAGGTCACCCGCTACAATTATTTTACTCTCGTAGTAATATGACTAAGTGTATCCTTGCAAACATCAAATTTGCAGACGTTGTATGGACTACCACAAAGATTTTAGCGGAGAAGATAAGACCGTATAACAAAAACGTAGAGGTAATTAAAAACGCTATTGACCCTAACGAAAAGCAATTTGCCTACGAAGATTTATCTCTAAAATTCGATACTTTCTTTTACTCAGGAGGCAGTACTCACCTTAAAGATTTAAAACTATTAGGTAACGCTTTTAATAATGAATACCTAACCGTTAAAAGCCCGAGAGTGCCTAAGCGGATGAGTCCAATACTCCAGCAAGTTAGTAGCATACAAGAATATGCGACAGAGTATCAGCATTGCGGCATCTGTATAATACCTTTGAGAGATAACCTATTTAACCGCTGCAAAAGTGAACTTAAAATGATAGAGGCGGGACACTTTGCAAAGCCCGTAATAGTAAGCAACGTAATGCCATACAACCTACTCGCTACTAATAGCAATAGTTTGAAGGTACACGGCAATGACTGGGCGGCTGCGATTAAGAAAATAAAAGGTAATTACAATATGCAGATAGAGTTAGGACTAAAGCTAAAAGAAGACGTAAAGTCTAAGTACGATATAGTAAAAGAGAACGCAAAAAGACTACAAACCTTATGAAATATAATATAATAAAACGATACCGAGACGCTGAGAGCGGAGCAGTATTTAATTTAGGCGAACAGATAGAGCTTAAAGACCAAAAGAGAATTAAAGAACTAAAAGCAAGCGGGTGCATAGAGTCAGTAGCTAAGCGTAAAAAGAAATGAGCGAAGAGCTTGAGCAGCAAATAAGGGTAATAGTTAAGCAGCAAGGCGGAGGTATAAGCCCACACCTTAGAGCAGAGTTTCAAAAGCTTTGCCAGGATGATTTCGCTTACCGACCTGACATTACTTGCGGTAAGTGTATATATAAGCATAGCGTAAAGCTATTTGATAAGTATTTAAAATGAAACTAACAGAAATAAAATCAAACCCTAATAACCCAAGAGTTATTAAAGACCATAAGTTCGAGAAGCTAAAAAAATCTATTACTGAGTTTCCTAAAATGATGGAGCTGCGACCTATGGTTATAAACGAGGACAATATAGTCTTAGGCGGCAATATGCGCTTAAAGGCTTTAAAAGACTTAGGTTACAAAGAAGTGCCTGAAGAGTGGGTAAAGCGAGCCAGCGACCTTACAGAGGATGAAACAAGGCGTTTTATAATTGCTGACAACGTAGGATTTGGAGAACACGACTGGGAGATGCTCGCAAATGAGTGGGACAATGAAGAGCTACAAGATTGGGGTTTAGATATACCTAATATAAATTTACAAGACGAAGAGTATACTACTAAAATAGAATCACCAATATACGAGACAAAATTAGTAAAACCCTTAGAAACTAATCTATATAATTTAGATAGATATAATAAACTTATAGAGGATATAGACAAAACGGATATAACACAAGAAGAAAAAAATTTTTTATACTTAGCGGCTGGGAGACATATAGAATTTAGCTATTCAAAAATAGCAGACTACTACGCTCACTCTAACGAAGTTATTCAGTCGCTTATGGAAGACTCAGCTTTAGTAATTATAGACTATAAAAAAGCAATCGACAAAGGATTTGTAAAGCTATACGAAACATTAGAAACGCTTGCGGATATAGATGGATAATTTCGCTATATTTATTTTATCGCACGGTAGAGCGGAGAACGTTTATACTATAAAATCTTTAAAGAATCACGGTTATACGGGAAAGGTAATTATAGTAATAGATAACGAGGACAAAACAAGCGAGGATTATTACGATAAATATGATAACGTGCAAATGTTTGATAAATTAGAAATATCTAAAACTTTTGACGAAGCGGATAATTTTAAAGATAGACGCTCTATTGTTTACGCTCGTAATGCTTGTTTTGATATTGCTAAAAAATTAGGTATAAAATACTTTATGCAAATGGATGACGATTATACTGGATTTGAGTATAGAGTATATTCTAATCAATTTCAAAAACCTAAACGAGTTAAAAATTTAGATTCTGTTATAGCCGCTTTGTTAGGCTTTTATAAGTCAACTCCTTTTTATACTATTTCAATAGCGCAAGGCGGGGACTTTATAGGAGGCAAAAATAATAAAATGGCTAAAACACCTACTATATATCGAAAGTGTATGAACTCGTTTATTTGTTCAACAGAGCGTGAATTTCAATTCGTTGGTAGAATCAATGAAGATGTGAATACATACACTTACAAACAAAGTGTAGGTTTATTAATGGGTACTATTCCTATGCTTGCTTTAATACAAAAAACTACTCAAAAAAATAAGGGAGGTATGACAGATATATATTTGGATGGTGGTACGTATGTAAAGTCTTTTTATAGTGTTATTTTTAGCCCAAGTAGCTGCTACGTAAAACCTATGGGAGATAAGCACCTAAGATTACACCACGCAGTAAAATGGGAAAATGCAGTACCTAAAATAATAAGTGAAGATATTAAAATTTAATACTAATTTTGAAGACATAATAAATATAAAAATATGTTTAACGAATTAGGTTATTTTAAAGAGTATTACGTAGGCAGAAAGTATGTAGGTTCTCACGTATCAGAAATGGATAGAGATTTGATAGGGTACAACGGGCAAAGAGCAGAGACGCTAAAAGAGTCTGTCGTACTTGACAACAAAAAGAAAATAAAAGTAGGTACTGAGGTTATGACTATAATATACCCTTTGTGCGGTAAAATAAAGAAGAATGAATAAACAAAATGTAACACTAAAAAAGGCAATGATTGAAGCACTTGAACAGTCGCTTGGTATTGTTACAACTGCTTGCAAGAAAGTAGGCATTAATCGTAAGACTCATTATGATTGGTTAAAGGCAGATGAAGAGTATGCTGCAAGTGTTTTATCTATTGAGGATATGACAATAGACTTCGCAGAGAGTCAACTTCACAAACAAATAAAAGACGGTAACCCTACGAGTACTATTTTCTACTTAAAGACTAAAGCTAAAAAACGAGGTTACATAGAGCGTCAAGAGATACACCAAGAGACTACCTACAAGAGCTTAGATATTAATATAATTGATACTGGCATACCTTTAGCAAGTAGCGAGAAAGATATAGTTGATTAGTACGGGCAACCTATATCGAAGCAATTATAACTCTACTGCTGATATAGTAGTAAATCAGGGTGGAACATCATCAGGAAAAACTTACGCTATACTCCAAGTGCTATTTTCAAAAGCAATAGCAGATACTTGCACTATTACCGTAGTAGGTCAAGACATACCTAACTTAAAAGTAGGAGCGTTAAGAGATGCCATCGACATACATAACGCAGACGAGGCAATCAAGCAGCAAGTAACTTTCTATAATCGTAGCGACAGAGTCTTTACTTTTAAGAATGGCTCTATTATCGAGTTTAATAGTTACGACAACGAGCAAGACGCAAAGAGCGGTAAGAGAGACTATCTATTCGTTAACGAGGCAAACGGCATACCTTATAACATCTTTGAGCAGTTAAGCCTTAGAACTCGTAAGCAAGTGTACCTCGATTATAACCCCGATACAAGTTTTTGGGTTCACGACAAAATTATACCTATGCCAAACGCTGAGTTGATTATCTCAGACCATAGACACAACCCTTTTTTAAGCGATAAGATTAGGGAAAAGATAGAAGCTCTAAAGGATAAAGACTTAGATTTGTGGAAGGTTTACGCTCGAGGGCGAACGGGAAAAATAGAGGGTCTAATCTTAAAGAAGTGGTACGTACTAAACGAGAGCTTTGAGGATAAGAACTTAATAGGATTTGGAATAGATTTCGGTTTTACTAACGACCCTACGACATTAGTAGAGGTAAGGCTGCAAGACGGCGAGTTATGGGTAAAGGAACTGATTTACGAGACTGGGCTAACTAACAGAGATATAAGCGATAGAATGGAGGCTTTAGGCATAAGCAAAGGAGCTTTGATAGTGGCAGATAGTGCCGAGCCTAAAAGTATAGAAGAGTTGAGGCGTTTACGCTGGACGATTGACGGGGTAAAGAAGGGAGCAGATAGTATAATGTTCGGAATTAACTTGCTCAAAGGCTACTCAATTAACGTACATTCGAGCAGTAAAAATTTAATAAAAGAGCTTGAGCAATATAAGTGGAAAGTAGATAGAAACGGAGATAGTTTAAACGTTCCGATAGACGGCTATAATCACGCTATCGATGCTCTAAGGTATTTAATAATGCATAAATTTAGTAAAAAAGGATATGGAACGTATAAGGTTATCTAAAATGACGGTAGGGCAATACCAGCTATTAAACGAGATAGACGGAGAGCTACCGGTGATGGAGCAGAATATCTACGCAGTAGCAGCTATAAAGGACATTACCTACGAGGAGGCAAGCAAGGTTAAGCTAAAAGACTTCGCAGTAATGATAGCAGAGCTTGGCGAGTTCAATATTAAGCAATTAGAGAAGCTAAAAATTAATAGTCGCATAATACTTAACGGAAGCGTTTACCACGTAGAACACAAACCCGAGAAGCTAACGAGCGGGCAGCTCTTAGATATAATCAATATAAGGAGCAAGTACCAGGGAGAAGGAGTTAAAGTAATGGATTTACTCTTAGCAGCTATAAGCAAGCCCGAAGGTAAAAACTACGGAGACGATAACCTCAGCTTAAACGAGCGAGCCGCTTTAATAAGAGGTATGGAATTAGACAAGGTATGGAATATCTTTGTTTTTTTTTGGAATCTTTGGAACGACTACTTGAGCAATACAGAGGACTCTTTGAGCAAGTGGATGAAGGACACTCTGAAGATGACTCGGGAGATTTTGGACAACGATGGGGACTATTCAGCATAATAGAGGCTATGTCTAAACTCCATAATATAAGCATAGAGCAGACCACTAAACTCGGAGCGATTGAGTTCCTTAATTGGTGGGCTTATATGGTAGAGAAAGCTAACTACGAAAAACAGAAATGACAAAAGAGCAAGAGTTATTATTTAAGTACTTATTAGTCTACTGGCAAAAGCTAATAGATGGGTTTAGGCTTGAGTTAGAAAGAGCCTACCCTTTATCTTCAGGGCTTACCGCCGCAACTATTGACGAGGGTAACGCTACGCCTATAACTATAACCTCTAACGGATACAAGGTTACAATAGTAATGCCTTCTTACTACGAGTACTTAGACGAGGGAGTAAGCGGAGCTAAATATAATACTGGTCGCTCTCGATTTAAGTATACAAATAAGATGCCTCCTATAAGCGTTATTCGTAAGTTTATGCTAAATAGGGGTATTAATAGCTGGGACGAGATAAAGTCTAAAAACCCTGGTCGAGTTTACAAAAATACGAGGTCAGGCAAAAAGCAAAGTGCCGAGGAGATAAGGAACTCAATAGCTTTTGTAATCGCTAAAAGTATTTATAACAAAGGAACTGAAGGCTCAAACTTTTATACTAACGTAATTAACGATAAGTCTATACTTGCTTTTGAAAATAAGCTAAGAGAGCGATTTGCTAATTATGTGATAGACGTAGTTAAAGTAGTTTAATTTATTATATTTGCAATAAGGTATAGGCGCACTAACTTCCTTTTTCAATAGAACGCAAAACGTTTGGCGTATATACGAGGTACGCCTTAACGGATTTTTAAATTATAAACAAATGCTTGTAGGCGTATCTTGTATATACGCTGCTAGGCGAAGTACTTATTATGGGTTTTAGAAAAACATTAAAATACCTACGCATTGTGCAAACGGTATCAAACGAAGAAAGACACAAAAAAGGATTAAAAAGATTAGGTCGTGGCTATTTCAACGCACACCGATTTAACCCATATAATCCACTTAGTTACATAGCACTCATTATTATACTAATTGTAGGTATTTTAATGTTTGGCTTTTACGGATTTTGGAAAGAAACTACAACTCTCAATCCGTTTCGGTGGGATTAGTATTTCACCTAACTGTCAACTAAAAGACGTTTTAATGTCGTTTTAGTGCAAGTTATAAATAGTCAAGGTGGCGGAATGGTAGACGCATTATTGAATAGTTGTAAGACGAAAGGTAAGTATGCTGAATTAAGCTCCATATTACATTACAGGTTCAAATCCTGTCCTTGACACTGTGTTATATTTGCATTCATTAATTAAAGGACTTGGGCTTGCAAACCTTATGAGTCCTTTTTTATTTTAGGGCGTATATAGGTATAATGGCTATTACCATCCAAGACCAACCGACCACCACTTATATAAGACCAGCCTTTGCCCCTATAGAGTATTTATTAAGCTCTACAAGTACCGCACAACCTGGCTTTAAAATAGTTTGCAAAGTATATCTTAACCCAAGCGGAGCGAATACACTTATAAGCACTCAGCAAATAAGCGTAAGACCTTTGACTACTCAAGCTATACTAAGCATCCAAGACGTAGTAAAATCTTTTGTTCCTATTACCTACTCAGTACCTAACGGAGATACCGTAGGGCTTATAAGCGATACTTTAAACGAATTTAAGATAACCTTTCAAGAGTATTACGATAGTGCCTTACAAGGCTCGATAGTGGCTTCTAATATAATTAGTGCTTATGCTGCCTCGCCTAAGTACATTCAGTTTGCAGCTAACGAGTGGCAAGACTATCAATTAGCGACAAGTGCGATAGAAAAAAACTTGCTTAGTAATTTTAGCAATACTATACCAGTTATAAACGCTTTCAGTGGCTCAAATAATTGGTTAAAGGTAAAGACAGACCAAAAGACTCAGATACAATGGGTACAAAGTGGAGCAAGTGCAAACTTTAGGGTATGGCTTAAAACCTTAGACGCCTCTTTTACGCAAATCTCACTAAGTCAGTTAGACCTAACCACTACCGCAAAGGGTTACTTTGCTTTGGATATCGGCAGACAAGAAGCCTCTGCTCACGCTTGGGACACTCCAATAGTTTGGACTGCGGCTAAATATTACGCAGTAGCGATATACGACGAGTCTACGACTGAGCTTGTATCTAATGCCTATCTTTATGAGTTAGACGACTGCGAAACTAACTACACACCTTACGAACTGCATTGGTTAAACAGATGGGGCGGTTTTGATAGCTTTGTCTTTGACGGCAAGAGCAATCAAACTACGGAGGTAAATAAAACCTTTGCTAAATACTCTCCCGATAGAGTGAGCGGAAGTACTTTAGTTTATACAACGCAAGCACAACGTACAAGAGCTTTTAATACGGCTACAAGCGAGAGTTATAGTCTTAATAGTAGATTGCTCCAAGACTTTGAGGTAAGTGGCTTAGAAGACCTCGTAACGTCTCCCGAAGTTTATTGGCGTAGCGATGCTGGATTTGTAAGCGTAAACGTAAGCGGACGAACCTACCAGCACGCCAAGAGCGAGAACGGATTAGTATATAGCCTTGCTTTGGATATGGTCATAGATAACTCAGATGGGAGACAATGGTAATAGAGCATATTATAGCGGGTTACTCAATACCGCATAACGAAGGGGCTATACCTTTAACGAAGGAAGCATACGATGTAAACAACCCACAGAAGAGGCTATCGGATTACTCTAAGACTATTACTATACCTGAGGGCAAATTAGTAAATCAAATCTTCGAACACGCCTTCGATGTAAACGTAGATTACTTAACCTTTAACCCTAATTTAAAAACAAGCTATCAAATACTACAAGATGGTGTCTTAGTTATTGACGGGTACTGCCAGCTCTTAGCGATTAAGAACATAGACGGCTTAGTAGCTTACGAGATAGCTGCAACGGGTAAAGTAGGCGATTTATTTGAGAAGATTAAAGATAAATACCTACAAGACTTAGACCTCTCAGCTTTAGACCACACTTGGACTCAGGCTAACGTAGAAGATAGCTGGACTGCTACAATAGGCGAGGGCTATGTTTATCCTATGATTGACTTAGGAGGTAGAAGCCGTTACGATAATTGGAAGGTTCAAGACTTTAAACCCGCTATTTATTTAAAGCAATACTTAGACTCTATACTATTAGAGGCTGGATACACTTAC